ATGTCCTATGCTGTTAAGTATGCTTTGCTTAAGACGCTGGGCCTTGAAACAGGTGACGATCCCGATCTTGACCAGGACACAAGCTATCGTGATCCGTCGCTTGAGGATCTCGCTTTGTTCTCGAGCGGCATTTCCACTGCAGCAAGCGTTGAAGAGTTGGCCACGCTGCTTGAGCAGTATCGCGCTAGCATCGACAAGGCCTCGACCATCGACGCAGCCAAGGTTGCGATGGTGCGGCAGGCCTACGCCAAGAGGAAGAAGGAGCTTACCGCATGACAACAAAGCCACGGGCGAAGAAGGAGGGGACGCCCACCCCTCAACCCTCTGTCGAGTTCGATCCGCCATTCGCTGTTAAGCGTAAGGTGATCGAGTTGCTCGAGGAGTGGCTGCCGCGTCACACTGTCAGTGCTGATGCACCCGAAGTTCAAGCATACCTCAACTATCTGAAGGATAAGATCAATGCTCTCTAAAGCAGTTATCATCGGCAACCTCGGGCGCGATCCTGAGTCCAAGGCATACGGAGAAGGCAGCCAGTTGACCAGCTTCTCCGTGGCTATCAACAAGAAGGTCAAGGGCGAGAAGCAAACCGCCTGGGTAAACGTCACCGTGTTCGGCAAGCAGGCTGAGTGGGTGGCCAAAGATGCCCGCAAAGGCAGCAAGGTCTACGTCGAAGGCGAGCTCTTCATGCGTAACTACCAGGGCAAGGACGGCATGGAAAAGACCGTGTGCGAAGTTACGGTTGGTGCCTATGGCGGCACTTGCATTGTGCTCGATAAAGCTGGGGCGGATGGCAACACACAGCCGAGCCGACCCAGCGCGTCATCCTCTTTTGCTGACGAAATGAACGACGATGTTCCTTTCTAATTCTGTCGCTCAAGAGTTGAGGGGGCTGCGCAAAAAGCGCGGCCTCACCCTCGATCAAACCGCCATGAACGCAGGCGTGTCGCGCCTTACGGTATTCAATGTGGAACATGGTAAGACCAGCCCCACTTTGGAGACGCTGCTGCTCATGCTCAAGGCGCTCGATGCCCGCTTGGTAATCGAACCGTTCCCCATGCCCGAGGACCTTCAGTGAACATTGATGATGTTCTAACAGAAAGGGGAAGGCGCTACGGCGCTTTCCTCGATCAAGCCCGCATTGCACAAGGGATCAAGGGCGCGATCTTTCTTCATGCCGACCTGGACAATCTTGAGTACGACCACAAGGAAGCCCTCGAGATGATTGCTAACAAGATTGGGAGGATTATCAATGGCGACCCCAACTACGCAGACAGCTGGGATGACATTGCTGGCTATGCCAAGCTGGTTGCCGACCGCGTCCGCGCATTTCAGACGTGAGCCGGTATACCCACGGATGAAGATTGGACTCTTCCCAAAGTTAGTAGCCATTGCCTGTAAAGAAGCGGAAGTTACGAAGTCCGAGTTGATTGGTGCATCGAGGGAGAGCCACATTGTTCACGCTCGATGGTCAATCATGCTCGGGCTTCGACGGGCAGGCCTATCATCTCCAGAGATTGGCAGGCTGCTTGGCAATCGGGATCACTCAACAGTGCTTCACGGCATAGCTAAGGCGGCCCAGCTTAGGCTGGCCTATCCTGGCTTTGATGCATTGTGCGCCTTGATGGAGAAAGAAGCAGATGAACACACGGCACCTGTGGACGAAAGAACAGGATGAAATGCTCAAGAACCTGTGGGGCAAGATCAACGGTAACGAGATTGCAATGAGACTACAGGTAACCAAGAAGCAAATTTATCATCGAGCCATGTCTCTCGAATTGCCCAGGTTGAAAGATGCGCCGAGTCAAGGCGGGCAGTTCAACTTGGTCAACCAGACATGCGATAGCAATAAGATGTTCCTGGAAGCCTACTCCACATGGGCAAAGAAGAATAACATAGACCTCCATCCATACAAGAAGAAGGACTCTATCAATCTTAGGTAGGAGCGGTAGCGGTGGGCGCAGGTAGATAAGGAGCGCAGGAAATGATTAATGAATTATTGGATTTGCTGAGCGAGTGCGCGGAATTCTTGGATCGGTATGCCGATTATGAGTCCGATGGCTACGGCGGCATGGAGCCCAATACGGCAGCGCGGCTGCTGTATGACGTTCAATGCGCGATCAACGAAGCGGAGGGTGGTGGCGCGACCTTGCCACGACAGGTGAAAAAGCCCTAACGCGGGCAGTCGTTGTCGCAGACGCAAGCCCACTGGCTGTTATGCGTCTCGATTGCCTTTACTGTCTCTGTGCTATCCGCTTTGCTGTCATAGCTAATTGGTTTGGCAATGCGGCAGTAGTCACTTACGAGCGCGGTCGAACCTGTTACGCAGCCGGTCAACACGAGCAAGGTCGTCAGCATCAACAGCGACCTCAGCCTTGGCAACATTTGCATCAAGCTGCTCCTGTGCATCCTGACGCCCTTGTGTTCGCAGCTTGGCGTTTCCCCATTCGGTGAATACGCGATCAAGTAACGACAGCAAGAGCGTCAGGAGTTTAATCACGCCTCAGGCTTTTCCATCAGGAACACAGCGGCAAGCCCAGCCAAACCAGCAACTGCAGCCGAGATCGCTTCCCACTGCACGTCCGACAGGCCCAGTGCCAACGCGAGGCTGGCAACGCCCGCATAGGTGCTCGGCTCTTTCAGTCGATTCACAATCCAAGAAACAAACTTCATGTCGCTCTCCTTACGCTTCGCCGCTAGTGTCAATCACTACCGACCTCGCCCATGGTGCAGGGTCTGACCTTGCCACACCCTTTGGCCACCTTAACGCAATTAGCCTGTTCCGTGCAAATCGGCGCACGTTGACCTCATCGCTCTGGTTGCCACCGATAATGTTGAGACTGGCATCGGTGTTGACGCTCTCGACAAAGCCAACATGCCCGCCGCCATCACGGCCAAACACGGCAATGGCACCAAGCGGTGGACGTGTAGCCACCATCGAGACAGCGTCGCCCCAGTCTGCCCAGGCTTTTGCGCGGATCGAGGTACCAGGTGGACGCAGGCCAGCTTGATGCACACACCAGGCCGCAAACAAACCGCACCAGGGCACACTGTCTGCATTATACTTGATGCCCAGCACACGCGCACCAAGCCTATCCGCCCAGCCCATAATGACCGGATTGTTGGCTACGCCTGGCACTTCACGCATACCGATGTGACGGCGCGCCTCTGTTAACCACCGCATTACAGCTTGCTCCGTTTCCACTTCAGATATTCCACGCCCTCAAAGGGATCGAGGAAACACTGTACAGCGTTGGGTTTACTTGCGTCTGGATCAACAACGACCAGACCAGACGCGCCAAACTGGTGCTCACCAAAGCCGTGCAACTCAGCGTATTCATCCATGAACTTGTAGCCGCGCACTCGCATCAGCCAGTAGCAGAACTGCCGATGAGGATTCTCACCCTGCCTCAAGCCAGTATCGTGATGGTGGCCAGCAACATACAGGTGTGCCCAATCCTGCATCTGAGCCGCCTTCTCCAGGCCATGCAGGTTGTTCCACACGGAGGTGCCTTTAAAGTTGTGTGCTGCCCACACCCGGAAGTCGAAGCCATTCGGAGAGCGCAGCGTAAACTTCGATTGCCAGTCATCCATGTGCACATGATGCGGCTTGATGGCATTGAACCAGGTCGTGCTTACCGGCCCGTCCCACATATCGTGGTTGCCGTGCAGCCAGATAAACCACGGCACACCGCTGTCATGAAGCAGCCACTTGGCCATCTTGCGGGCAGTGCTGGCCGACGTGTCCTGGTTAGCCCAAAGTTTGGCAAGTCGGCCTACCCAGTTGTTCGTAGTGTCGCCAATATTGATAGCGTAGAGGCCTTCGGTATCTCGAGCCAACTCGCAATGCTTCTGCAGCAATGGCCAATGGCAACCGTTGTCGTCAACGTGCGGATCGCCAAAGAACATGAGCGCATACGGGCCCTCAATCGGCACATCAAACTGCCGCCACCGCTTTGCCTTCTGATGTTCCAGAGCTTTCTCAAAGCGCCGCGATTGCAGCGCAATGATGTCCTCGATTGGCACATCATCGTCAGGCAAATCGGGTGCACTTGGCAGAGACACGGTAGTTACTTGCGAGATGCGTTCCTGGTGCCGCTTGGCCGCAGAAATAATAGCCCACCTGCCACCATAGTTACCAGTACGCGCTAATGCCCTGGCGCTCCCCGCCTGTTGCAGCGCAACAAATATCTCGGCGTCACGCGCCGGATCTACATCATACGCGTTTGTCGCCATTAGTCAGGCTTTCGTCCTAGCAATCGCTGGATCGTATCCATCTCGTAGATACGTAACACTAGCCATACTACCGACAGGATTTGCAGAATTGCCGGGAATATCTCCACGCTTACCCATGACACAAGGCCAACGCCAGCGGCAGTGGCGTCCATAACCGTCTTAGCTATGGCGTTAAAATCATGACCTTCGTTCATAATCCACCTTTGTTTGCAGCGTTAATGCTGCAGACAACATAGCTTGAGCCGAGGATGGGCAACTTCATATTAGCTACCGACTCAACAGCATCTCTTGCGAACTGTTTAATTCTACACGCGCTTGTGCAATGCAAAATTTAAGCTCTTGCACTTTATGCGCGAAAGGCAAAATCTGCCCGACGTTCCCTTGAACGGGGACGCCGTCGATTAGCTGGATCAAAAGATCGCGCTGTTCTTCGCTGTCTAACGTCATAAATCACCCCTAAGCGATAGTTGCTAATTTTCGCGTGTTTCCGGCATCATCGACAATCGTAACGTACCCGTTGATAGGTGCGTCTGCGTTGCTTGTAAACGCGCCAAACCGAACCACTGTTCCAAGCCTAACTGCGCCTGTGCCTTTAGGGATAAGACGAATATCAACATTCGTCGAACCACCTTCTGCGGCAAGCGGAACAACACCGTTTCCGGCGTCAACGGTCAGGTAGTCTGGCTGATTTGAACCAAACACCTTGAAATTTACCGCGCTAAAGGCGTTAGATGTAAAAACATGGCTGCCTGTGCCTTTTGTGTCGTAGCCCAAACCTACGTTGGTGTCTGACCCGCGCGCGCGCACAGCCGGGCTTACGCCGGTTGTCGCGCCTTGAAAATCAAATCTATTGACTGCGTTGTTGAGCCACAAGAAACGTGCTGCTTCGCTGTTTTGGATGCCGCCAAGCGAAACAAACTTTCCGTATGCAGCCATTTCTACAACGGCTTGGTATTCAGAGTTAAACCTAAAATTCCTGAGCGTACCAACGCCGCTTTGCTGTGCGCCGATTTCATACGCAAAGGGCGTAGCGTAGAACGAAAGATTTTCCTCATCCGCGCCAGCGGTAAGTTGCAAACGTAAAGTTGCAACTTGGTTATTTATGTTCGTTATGTACCTGTACGAGTATGTTCCGTTCCCCGGAGGAGACGAAATACTGCATGTATTTGAGTTTGTGCTGGCGGTAACAGTGTATGGGTTGTTGTTAAGGAAAAAAGTAAACCCAGACCCAAAACTGCTAGGGATAAATGGGTCGCCTGATACGCGGGTTACGGTTGACCCAGACACTGTGCAAGTGCCAGACCCAGTTGTGTAAACAAACTGCCAGCAAGCAGTTTTTGCCGGCGGGGCGCTAGTCAAAACGGCAGAGTTTGCGGTAGCACTAACGACTGTGTAAGCAACGCCATCAAACCACAGAAAGAGGCCGTTCATAAACGATCCCCAGGCAATACCTGTAGACCGCGTTATGGTGGTGGTGCCGTTAGAGATAGCCGCGCCGCCGACACCGTTACCGTAGATATTCCATTCGGTAGGGTTAAACGGAATCGAAGATTGCACAACGTTCCAGTTAGGATGCCCGTCGTTTGATATATACGACCCGTTGCCGCCATCAAACTGACCCGCGCCGCCGACCTGAAGCACGCCGGTAGCGTTAAACGCATCATTCGCACCAATTCGAATTGCAGCCACGCCCTCTTGGCCATAACCAAAATTAATGTATCCAGAGCCTTGCGAGGCGTAAGCATCGGTAATTGGGCCAACAGCAAATGCGCTCGTGCCTAAGGCTACTGCCGGATTACCATTTGAATCAAAAACAAAATATTTATTAGCACGACTAGCTCGCGTAGGAATTGTTGAAAACGTAGAAGGTTGGTCAAATTCTGCAAGCAAAGGAACGCGTGTCGTTACAAGCGTGTTCACCTCTTGGATCATAGCCGTCAGCTGATCAAGTTGGAGGTTCAAGGCGGTGATGTTGAACGGGCCAGACAGCGGAAAGTCTGTCACGCGCTTGATCGGAATGTCACGCACAATGGTGATGACGTCATTAAGCGTTACGCCGCTAACAAACGTCAGGTTACCACCACCAGTCACGCCTGCACCAGTCAGGGTGTAGTGGGTCGCAATGGTCTGCAACGTGCTGTTGCGATAAACCTTGAGGTCGCTATTTTCGAAGAACTCAAACGGCACGGCAAACGTAGTTTGTCCGCTGGTAGCGGTGTATTGGACACGAGCGGTGTTGTCGTTGATAAGAATGGCCATTTGAATCTCCTATTGCGTCATCACTGCAAAGAACATTGCCAGCAATGGACTACTCGACAGGTGCAATCTCCACTGACTCAAAGTCGCTTTCATCAACCTCTGCAGATGGCTGTCCAGCACCCTCGAACATGCCCGCATCGGCCGCCAAAGTTGAAAGCTCCTTCATGTAACTGTCCCACCAAACGAGGCCAGACATTGGGATAGCGCGGCGCACCATGCCCGCGCGTTCGCGCTCACTCAAGTCGGGGCTGTCGCTGACAAACGCCTCGATCATTCCAGCAATCACGCTAGGCGCTGGGCCCGCAATTGCACCCACCTTCTCGGTAATGGTGCCATCACCCGGCCCTTCAATCCCAAGGGCAGAGCGAGGCCCGTAACCAGACACATCTTCAATGCGTTTGTAGACGTCGGATAGATAGCCCAGAACGGAACTGTTCTCGAGCGTGTTGAGCGCAAACTCTTCCGGCTCCATGTAGTCAAAGCCGGTAGGCGACTTAAGCCACGTTGCAAAAGCACCGCCCAACATCAATGCCGTCAAGGATGTGGCAACGCTGCGATCACGTCCCGACAGCATTGAGTGCGTCAGCTTGGCAGAACTTGCCATCGTGAAGCTCATCAACTGGAATGGCAGCGAAAGGATGGGAGCCTCCACGCGCTTGCCGCCTACGCGAAACACGCCATCCATAATGGCCGCGCGCTGCAGTGGACCAGGCGTAATGGTCGATGCTCGTGCCGTGCCAGAGATAGCGCCCAGGAGAATGTCACGGGCGCGCTCCCCGTCCCTGCCCGTCCAGTTTTCCATGTTGGCCAGCAGCAGATTACCACCCTCAAGTTTTTCAACTGGCATATCCGCAATCGTCTGTGCCGTGCGAAGATCGATGCCCCAGCTATTCAATCGGGCAACAGTCGCCTGCTCCTTCTTGGTCATGGTCTGCAAGGTCTTGCCGCTACGTACTGCAGCAGCCACTTGCCTTGCCTCAGTGAGAAGCACATGGGTCTGGATTGTGCTTGTGAACTCCTTCCAAACCACAGTGAAAGGATTCATCAGGTTCAACTGGAAGAAGGCAGACTGTGCGCCAGCCAGGCCGCGCTCGAGCGCCGTCTGATTGGTAACAGTCAGGGCGCTATCGTTGTCGATCAACTGCGCCATCCACCGCGCGTTGATGAGCTCCATCGCCTCGCCAGCCTCCTTGGCATAGGAGCCGCGCTGGAAGTTTTTAAGCTCGCCGCGAAGCATTGTGTGCATAGCCTGCCACACGGGCTTGTAGCCCTCGGTAGCGACAGTGCGAGCAACGTCCATTGATTGCGAGTAGATGCTGCGGCCCATCAAGGTTAGGCTGCCGTAGTTCTTTAGGGCTCGAACAACACGGTTGTCCCAACTCATCGGATCTTTTCCATGAAAGCGGCCAAGCACTCGGTCGCGCAAGTCCTCTTCCTGCTGAATAATCTTGCTAATCCGCTTCTCATCGTAACCGTCACGACGAAGCGCAGCTTTAAGATCATCAAACTGCTTGTCGAGAAAGCGACTGCCATACCGATCAAACATCTCAATGGTAGCGCCCATGCGACGGGCATACAGGCCCATTACAAGCTCAGAATCCCACACGATAAAGTCAGCCAACTCTTCGTTGGTCAGTGGAATCTGGCGGCCCTTAAGGTGCTTCGGCGTTCCCATACCAGGAACAAACTCCTCACCACCTTCGCCCAGGATGCGATCCACCGTAACCTTGGCCCGTGCAAGCGCGTCATCGCCGCCATAAGAGTCAGCAATGCGCTTCACAAAGTTATCGTAGTCAGCGCGAATCTTGCCAACGTCAAAGATACGAGGGAAGTAGTTTTGCTCACCGGCAGGAACGATGGGCTCTGCCTGCATCTCCTCAAGTTGCTTCTCGAGCTCGGCAATCTTAGCCTCTCGATCTGCAATTTCTTGGCGGATAATGTCACGTACCTTGGGTGATTTAATGCTTTCCAGCCTGCTAAGATCGCGCTCGTTTGCAGCCCTACGCCACTCAGCTTCCTGAGTCACACGGGCCTGCGTGTCAAAAATGCCAAGGTCACGCGCCTTCGCCTCAAACTGGGCATAGAGTGCACGTTGTTGTTCAGCTGCCTGCCTAACAATGGCCATGTCGGCCTCGGGCAAGGCCTTGCCAAACATCTGAAAGGGTTGATCGCTGTTGATAGCCCGACCCACATAGGCGTTAAACTCAGCACGAGTAAGCTTACCCTCTCGAGCAGCGCGGCCAATCAACGGAAGCCCAACACGGGTTGCCTCAAAAGCATTGCCAGCCACGCTAGCCGCTGCCTTGCCGGTAATGTACTGCGTGTAAGCAGCGTTGTTTGTGATGCGAGTAATGTACATCGACATCATCCAGCGCTGCGCTCGTTGGAACACAGAACCGCCCGGCGTAGTAGGACGATTTTTCCTATTGCCTACGGTTTGAGTTGAGTGATCGCCGGCAATCCCCTGTGCTAGATCATGCGTTTCTACATGATCGGGAGCAAGGCGCTGCAAGGTGCCGCTAGGCGTGGGTAAAATTGCTAGACTCTGCAGCACATTATCCGTTGTCGGAGACAGCGGCAGACGACCAGCGTTGAACTCATCCATTGCCAATTGGTTGATGCGGTTCTCGTATGCAGCCGCAGTCTCGCCTTCAAGGCGCGGAGTGGTCTTTTGGTTTAGCTCCTTCAGGATTGAGAAGTTAAGCCAAGCTTCCTTAGTCTTGAAGGCGTCATCCGCAAGCGGCTCTACGCCATCCAAAGCCGGACGCGTCCAGGGCTTCGATTCAAAGCCAGCCAGGATTGCAGAGCTATCGATTGTAATGGTATCTTCTGCATCGAGCAGCGGCGCTTCAGCTTCATCACCGACGCGAACGCCGTCTGCATCATCAGCGCCAGGGCGAAGATTGACGGGCTCTCCGGTCATAGCATCCGTCAAGCGCCACTTGCCAGCTGGGATAACGACAGGTGCGTCCGTGTAGATCGCAGCCTCGCCCATCGTTTCACGCTGCAAGTTTGGCACGGAGTCAGCATCAACCTCGAATACAACCGAGTTGCGAGTTGAGCGGCTACCGCCCGCTGCGCGCGTTGCATAGTCAGCGGCGACCTGACGCTCTACGCCAAAGGAAACACCAGACAGGCCAAAGTTTTCACCAGGTTGCAGAACCAGATTGCCATTAGCATCAATAAAAGAGCCCACGTTTTCAGTCGACACCCGGCTTCCGTGGAACACGGTCGGCCCAATCGGCGCATCGATGTCGTATTCAAACGGATTGGGCTTGGCCAGTTCGTCTTGTAGCAGTTCATCTGCCGTCTTTGTCGGCGCTCCAACTTCATCCAGGCCGGATCGAGCATTGGCAGATTCAGCATCCGCCTTGCTTCGATAATCTATCGGAATGTAGTTGCCATCAGCATCCACCTTGCCGGTGTTGCCATCAATAATACGCACCGTCTGGCCGTTGATGGTAACGGTAGTTTTGCCACCGGGGATACCTTCGACCAGATTAAAGGTTTCATCGAGTCGGCCACCAACGTCATCTGCCCTCTGCCTTGTCTCAGGAGGCAAGCGAGTTGTGCCAGCCGGTGCCTTGGTGAACGCACCAATTCCGCCAGAGATAAGGCCAGCGGCAAGATAGCCCATCCCAATGTTAATCGACGTTTCCGTTGCGGTCGATGTAGGATCAAGCCTATCACGCACAATTTCCTGAGCGGCATTGATCGAACCAATGGCAGCGCCGCCCTTCAGCGCACCCTTCACAAAGCCAAGGCCGCCAAGACCCGGCACGGGGATAAGGTTGACCGGATCAACGATGCCGGCAATCAAGCCAGTTACCAGATTCTGCGACAAACTCAGTTCGCTTTGACGCTGGCGAATGTCCAGGTTGTCCTGAATATTACCAGTGATTACGTCAACTTCATCCTGATTGCGCGCGAACATGAAGCTATCGGCAAACTGCTCATAACCTTTTGGCACATGATCGAGTGGATCATAACCGGGGGTGCGTTCGCCAGCCGCCATGAATCGCTCGGCTGCATCTACTGCCTGGCCGTATGCGCCAATGGCGTATCCATCTGCAAGGCGAGAGAAGAAGCTCTGCTCACCAACAGGCTGCACATCAGGCGTCTCTCCAAGAAGGCGATACCGACTCGTGCGTTTGGTGCTAACTTCCATCTTGGTTCCTTACGGTGCGCCGCTTCCGGTCATGCTGGCTGCAATGGCTGGGTTTGTCATGGCCGCACCCTGCCCGCGTTCAATGCTCGTCCTACGTTGCCTTGCCTGCTCAACAAGATTAGGAGGCTGTACGGTTGGCCGTCCTTGCGACCACTTGTTAAGCTCGAGGCCTAGATCAAGCTCGAACCTATCCATCAATTGGCTGGGGTTCGAAGGGTTAAACAAGCGAACCTCATAACGACCAATGTCAGTAACACCCTCATCGAGCGGAATAAGTTTGATCGTTCCATTGCGACCAATAACATGGTTACGCACCTTGCCATCAACGCCCTTTACGGGAGGCACGAGCGCCTTTCCATTCTCTTTGATGCCACCAAAGAATCTGCCAAGATCGGGAATGGTGTAGCTACGAGTAAGTGCGCTAGGCCCTGCGCCCTCAAAGAAAACCGGCGATGCGGTATACACTGCCTTGTTTTGCTCAACGGCTTTGAGAAGCGCAACCTTCGGATTGCGGTTGTAGACATCGAGGCTGGCAGCATAGCTTTCGTCAATGCGACGAGCCAAGACAGGAGGCACTGCCTGCCCTTCTGGAATCCCGTAAGTCTGACGGATTACCTTGTCCCTGTCTGTGCGATAGGTTCCAGGCTTACCATCTCCAAGGATGTTGTTGTATTCACCTACGGCCTGATCGCGGCTAAAGCCATTGTTCGAGCGCAACTGTTCAACACGAGCGGCCACAATGTTGCTACTCTGACCTGAGGCAATCAGTTCGTTAGCAGATGTAAGAAGGGCACGACTTCGCGCATCTACCTTTTCAAGCAGCATATCGCCTACCATCGCGCCGCCTACGCTGACGTTCTTGACGTTGCGATAAAACTCGATGGCGGGAAAAGGATCGCCTGAACGAATACCATTGGCCATAAAGTTGACAAGTGCGCCAGGAATATACTGGCGAGTGCCAATAAATTGCATGGCCTTTGCGCGCTCTTCAGGCCTACCCAACGCAGCAAGATTAACACTGCCCTCAAAGTCTTGGTCAAGAACGCCGCGCTCTTCAGCTGACCAGTTCCCCCCAAGTCCATTTGATAGCGCGCCAGTAATTGCGTTGCGTGTTCGGGTAAGAGCTGCAAGGAGCTTGTTGTTACTTCTTTCTTCTGCCAGCGCAGTCGCTGCAGCCCGAGCTTCTTCCCCAAGTTTTTGTTTGCGATCAGTGATGCTAGTTTGCAACGCCTGCTTGGCCTTAGGATGCAAGGTCGAAATATCGCCAAAGTTCAAGCCGGGAGCTTTAACGCCAACGTCACCCACATTGACGCCCGTCATCCAACGCTCGACCGTCTGCAAAGCATCAAAAGAAAGCCCAAGGATCGGGGGCGTTACCTGATTAGCAATCGTCATGCTGCTGGCAAATGTAACTGCTTCCTGAACTTCAGCATCTACGTTTGCCCCCAGTGCCTGGGCAACACGTGGACCAATAGCGCCAACCTTTACAACCGAATCAATTAGCGTTTTAGCGTCGGCCTGCAACTGAGCAATCCTCTCAGGAGGAGCACCAGCGGCAGCGGCTTTAGCAATTTCTTGGTTGTAGCGCGTCAAGTCAGTATTCAGTCCGGCAATCTGATCCTGCCGTGTGCGCTGCCCTACTTCATTGTAGACAGCACGAGTCCGCTCGAGCCCTTCGCGCGCCAGAGTTGATTCAATAACGGGACGCACACGCGGATCAGCGACCTCGAGTATGCCTTGAGCGGTTCCCAAAATGTATGCGCGATAGGCTTCGGCATCCAACTTCTTGCCACCCGTGCCGCTACGCATTGCTTCGAGTTCGGCATCTGCACGAGTTTGAAAATCAAGAGATACTTGGCTAACGTAACGTGCCTGCGCCACTTCCTCAAACGCCTGCTGATACAGCAAGCCAGCGCCTTCAGGCGTATCAATCGAAAGCGCACGGCCCTGTTCGTCGCGCACAATCTCTGCCTTAGATGCAGCAAGCTGACCTTCTCGAACAGCCTTCGCCCGCATGGCAGGCTGTGCAGCCTCGAACACCTGGCCAGCTGCACGAGAGATTGACGGGCCAACGTCAGCAATCTGCGGAGCATTGCCAGACAGCAGGCTGCCAGGACTGGAGATACCAATGCGACGGCGAAAAGGTTGAATGGCCACGAATTAGCCTCCAGCTGGTTTTGGTATTTTAGTTTGATTATATGAAGAGCCAACACTAGCAGCTGTGCCAACAAGGCTAGCCACTGCACCAATAGTCTGCGCTCGGGCATTAAACCCAGCCACATCACGCGAAAGGCGATTAACGCGAATCTGCGAAGCAATGCGATTCTGGCCAGTAATGTCGCCCATGCGAATAGCGCCAATGTCTAAACGCAAGGCGCGCTCCTCCGCTGGCATAACGCCCTGGAGGAAGCTAATGTTCTCGCGCACACCTGATGCTGCCAGTGAAGCAGCGTTGCTAGCCCTCTGCCTACGGAAGTCATTAAGACGCTCCACCTCGGCCTCCTGGGCCTGCAGACGGGCAATCTCACGCTCTTCATTCAGTTGCTTGCGTTGCTCATCGAGCATACTCTGTTGAGCGCGTTTGTTTGCCTGAGCAGCGGAAATGGAAACGGCGGTGCCGGCACTTGCCGCGACAAGGGATGCAGCAGCAAGAACGGTTGCTGAGACGCACATTAGAAAGACACCTCCATGTTCATCCCTAGCACCCTCAATGGCAGAGGCTCATCCTGCGTAATCGTGACCTTCGCCTCTCGATTGTAGCCAAGCAAGAAAAACTCCTTAATCCCTGTAAATAGGGCAGGCGCAACGGACAAGTCGTCCGTCACCTGGCGAAGCAGCAATCGGTTGTTCGAGACCACGCAAGACAGGGTGCTATTCAGCCCAACAAGAACACGGTTGATTCGTTTAGGCATACCCAAGAGTGAGCCAGTGGGAAGCTGCAAGTGTACGGGCAGAGTGGTAATCTCCACCGGATAGGTGAAGCCTGCAATTACCTTCGTCACTGGCTCAGTAAGCGTGATGACGCCGGAGCCATTTGCGGTGAAAGTGCCAAGATACATGTTGCTCGAAACAACATCGACTACCTTGTTGGCATAGTAAGCACCTAGCGTCCAGGTCGTGCTTGCCGATCCGGTCAGACTTATCGCGCTATCAACTGTCAGGGCCTCGGCGTCCGAGAGCAACTCGAGCGTATATGTCAGGTTGCGCTGCACTGCGACAAATACCAGTTCGCCCAAGGCGCATACCGAGCGGAACAGGTTGATGGCCTTAGTTCCAAATTCCCACGTTGTCCACCCTGCCACGTTTTCAGACCGTGCCGAGTTGAACACTGCCATCGTGCCATCGTTGTTCACCACCAGAGCATACTGCTCACCGCGCACGGTCGAACCAAACAGCACCGCCATATCAACGGGGCTGTTGATAAGGTGGCTAGATAGCAAGGTAATGTCAGTCGAGGCATAACCATTCGCGCTGTCATTATAGACAAACTCGCGCACAGATTTGCCCGAGCCCTGCACAAACAGAGTAGCGCCATCAAACGGAAGCGGAGTGACATCACTCGAGCCGAATGGCGTTTGCCTTGAGATTCGAATGGTAGTGGGCGTCATTGCCTGGGTGCTTGAACGCGGCACAAAGAACTCGCCGCTTGCTGTAAAAATCTGCAAGTCTCGGTTTGATACGATGTGCTTTACGTTCGAGATATCCTCACTGCCGATAGTGATCTGAATGCTCTCATCATCGAGGCCTTCGCCCACATCGAAGTTGAAGAACAGGCCAATTTTAGAAGCCCACAAGCCATCAGGCACGGCACTGCTACCGCCAAACCAAAGGCGACTTTCGTGGAAAGCAACCGCTCCAGGATAGCCATTGACCGCAGAGTAAGTCTGCTCGGACCAGTCTCGAGTGGAAGTTGTGCTGCTTGTAAATTTGACCGTAGGGCCGCCGCCATCTTCTGATGCGTTTGCGTTATGTCCAGTCGCGTAACTATAGCGATTGTCATCAATCACGGTGATCGAAAAAGTGCCGTTGATCTGAGCAAAAGTAACACCAGCAAAGCCATTGGCACCGCTAATCGTCACACTCTGCCCAGTGGCAAATCCATGCAAAGCATGAGTCACTTCAATAACATCGCTACTATGCGAGGTGCGAAGCGGATTAATATCGAGAGAGCCTTCAAGCCGTCCCTTAATGTTGCCTACCAAGGTCGTGGCATTTGTGTATGCAGTGATAAGAATCTCAACGTCTTTCCAGCGCACAATCGTGCCCACATAGGCAGACGTGAATACGGCACTCGAAGCGGTAATGGTTACGCCCGTGCCTGATACGGCACTAACGCTGATCGTCACCGTGTCATCGGCAAACTTATAGTAAGGCTGATAAATCTTGTTGCCGTCTAGGCTCGTGTCAAACGCAAAGGTGCTAATCGTAAAACTAGATGCGCCCGTCCGACGCACCACGCGGGGTGCCCAGGATGGGTGGCACAGGATCATCACATCCGCTGCCTGAGTGTAGCTAATCTGTCGAAGCTGTGCGCCTGTCCACGGAACGGTGCTTGTGATCGTAGTTAGCAGTGTCCCCGACGTGCTGAACACATCGAGGCGACCATTGCTCAAAGCAAAGACATAACGCTCCGAGGACGAAAACTCGAACGGCAAAAGCCTGCTATCAGTAGTAAGGGTGGCAAGATAACGGGTGCCCGCCCGCCTGCTTACGCCGCCAGTATTCAGCAATGAGCAGTTACGCAGAGTGGCCGCGCCATTCTGGTATGCGCCAGTATCCACACGCATACGCAGCAGCGGATCAACTTCCCCTGATGAGAAGTTGGTTTGGACCTGCTTGATGGTCGGCATTAGCGGATCGTCCTACGCGCTTTGTCGAATCGGCTGAGATCGAAACGGCGCGAAGTCTGTGCCGTGCTGTCAATGTTGCGCGCCAATGCCATCTGACGCAAGGCCTTCTTCTCCATGAAGTCAGCCGTATTAATCTGGTTGGCCACCGAGTAGGCGAAGATCGAGGCAAGTTGCAGTTCGACCAGCGTTACAAAGTAAGGAGGCCAAAGGTCCTCCTCTGCTCGGAACGTATAATCAGCAGCCACAACCTCTTCAGTGGTCGCATTGCAATAGACCAGGTTCTGGTAGCGGTCATACTCAATCATGTTGTCATTGACGGTTACGTCATGAAGCAGCAGCAGATCGGCCGGCAAGTTATACGCGGCATCCCATTTAGAATCCGGTTCTTCCACGCGGCGAGACAGTTGAGCCTGGCCAGAAGCAAAGCGCCAGCGGAAGCGAGACATCAGGTCGCGCACCGTATCTTCATAGAGATTAGCAGCAACCGTGCTCTCAGTCGTGCCATCTGCAAACGATGTGATGGGTGTGGCACCGATCAAGACCAGGGCGCGAGAGCAAATATCAATGTCAGTAACTGCCACGGTGCGCTCCTAGAGAAAAGGCCAGCCCTGCACAAGACAAGGCTGGCCCGGGAGAGGTCAGGGGGGAGAACCTCTCCCTGTTGCTTACGAGGCGGTGACGCCTTCCAAAGCGGTCGTCGTAACGGTCGCCGCGCCAGTCGCACTCGTAACACAGATCACGTCAATGGTACGGGTGCCGCCAGTCGAACCAACGCACAGAATGACATCATTCTGCTTGAGGTTGTCCGTCACCGTGTTGAAGTAGCCCGAGGCAACAATCGTAGCGATTGCATCGGAGTTCGAGTAGATATGCAGAGCCGGTTCAGCACCAGCCAGCTTAATCAAAGTTGCGGGAGTGAAAGCCATGTTCTTTGCTCCTTAAGCGTCGTAGGTCTGAACTTCGTACACACCGTTGCTGTCGATCAACACGGCACCCTGCGACATCATCGAGGTTGCGAGGTGAGCGGCCTTCTCCGGCACGTAGTTCATTTCGGTCTGCACTTCCGAACCAGCCGCCACGCCCAGGGCGCTACGGTGATAAGCAAAGTTCTTACGGATGCTAGAAGCAACCGACAGGCCGGAGAACGTCATCCACATGAAGCCCATCCAACGCTTGGCCACCATGCCGCCCTTGTAAGGCAGTTCATCGGGACCAACAAAGTCAGCGCTCGAGAAGGCGTTCAGGCCGAGCAGATCGGTCCATGCACCAGGTGAGATCACAAAGTAGCGTTCGCCATCATCCGGCACATCATTGTTGCCAAAGAATTCGAACACGGTGTTGACCTTCGTCTGGTTCAGGCCAGTCGTGCCGGACTCAGTGATAGCATTGCTAGTCGTGTCGAGCGCAGTAATGATCAGGTCGTCGGTCTTGCGGCCAATCGCGGCAGCAGCGGACTGGGTAACAACCATACGCTCGTCATGGTTGATCTTCAGTTCGTCCAGCTTGTCCACGTAATCAGCAGCGTAGAAGTCAGACAGGGTGCACTCAACCGGGGTGTGGTCGATGGTCATCACCGGCACGTTGCCGTGACGCGACTTCGTGCCAGCGGTGCCCTTGCCAACCTTCTGGAAGGTGGTGCTGGAACCACGGACGTTGCCCTTGTAGCGAACGGTGTTGCGGAGCTTGGAGCCCATACGCTGATACGCCATGTGCACTTCGCTCTCGAACTGCTTCACAAAGGCGTCATTAATATCAATTGCCATTGTTCAATCCTTTCATTCAGGCTTGCGAAAAACTGGTTTTTGCCGGTTATCCGCAAACGATGCGAAAGGAGTTGTCCTGGCGGGCTCCATAGCCAGACCTTGCGGGCCTGCTTGTGATGTCTTGCAAACAGATCAAGCCGGCAATGGACTAATTGCTTTAGAGTAAAGCGCGCCGCTATCAACGTAACCCATACGCAGCAGAAACCTACCTGCTACATCGCCATTAATGCCGGTAGTTATGCCAATCCGCACACGCTTTGTGCCAACGGCATTCGACCAAACCTCAAGCAGCGTTAGCATTTTAATAGCGGCCGATGTACCTCGAAATCCTGGCATTACATAGAATGCCAAGTCCTCAGTAAATCGGTCGGGTCCAAAAAAAGTTTCGACTGCGGCGGCTACAAGGAATCCGACGATTCGAATCTCACCGTTCACCTCAGTCTCTGCCACGATTGCCGACCAGTCCCTTTCAGAGAGGCAAGCCCAAGCAAGGCGCTCGAGCTTGCCCTCATCAAATTGAAAGTCAGCATACTCCGGCGCTTCACGGTGCATTAAGCTGCCAAGCGTAATGACGACGGGAATATCCCGTTCCTCCATAAAGCGAACGCGCATTAGCGGAAGGTCTTAGAAAAGAACTCTTCCACCTGGCGCACAAACGCAGGATCACGATCCGCCGGATGCCAATAGCGGCGATCCTGCATCATCTTCTCAACGTCTGCGCGAGTAGGTTCTGGCTTCTTTTCGAACATGGTGTTGTCAACCACGCCTGAACCCTTAAGCGCAGACATTAACTTTTCCATCGCGGCCACGCCAGCGGCACTGGTGCAAGCAGCAGAAATTGCAGCCTGCTCTTCTTCGTTGAAGTAGTTACCAGCCCACAGTTGGACGGCCTCGATGCGAGCAGTTGCGCTCTCGCCAAGCTTTTGAAACTCGCGCTGATAGCTTTCCTCAATCTCCTTCACCTGTAAATCGGCGTAGGTATTGATGGCAGTTTCAAACTGTTCCTGATTGTAGCCCTGATCGTGGGCAAACTGACGCCACCACTGGACAACGCCCGACGCTTCAAGTTGCTCCTGATCGAGCTTCTCGTGTTCCGGCAGTTTGTAGGCATTAGGCGCTTCAGGCCGCGCAGCCAGGCGCTCGGTTGTCAATTCCTCGACAAGCTTCTCGCGCAGATTGCCGCGCATCTTTTCGAGCTCACCATAGGATTGAGCCAGCTTATCGTAGGCCGGCTTGCCCTCAACCCAAAACTTCTCAGGCAGCCATTCAGGACGAGACTCTTCAACCGGCGCTGCGCTCTCAATCGGAGTCTCGCCGTTATTGCCTTCCACCATCTCAGTCATTTTGCTTCCCCTTGTTTATGCGCTGTTCAATGATGGCTACGAGATAGCGCATACCCTCTCGATGCCGTAACTCATCTGATCCAATGTGCGGGCCGGCGACTGCCTCGATAGTAATCGAGCGCAAATACGCCAAGAACTCTCGAGCTCCATTGCTACTGAAGGTCGAGGCTGCCAATTCGTTTAGCTTGCGCTCCTCTGTAGGAGCTCGAACGAAGCCGTCAGGCCCCAGTAATTTGGCTTGTGTCGATGCCATTCTGCCCCATTTGCGCTATCTGACCAGCAAGCTGTTCCCGTTCCGCCTCATCGCGGATCAGTCTTTCCGGCACACCAAATTTGGCAGCCAGATACTTGGTGGTCTCATCGCCCTTCACATATAGGTTGACCATCTGCGGGCCGAAGCGGCCCTGTACCATTTCAAGGAATCGGTTGATAGCATTGATGTCCTCAAAAGCCTGGGCTTGAGCAAGCGGGCTTGTTGAGCGCACCTTCACTTCGCGGCCATTGATGACCGGGATAGAGATACGACCCTGCTTCTTGAGGATGTACACCACCCGGCGAAGCACGGGGTTCACAAACTCTGCCTGCAAACGACCAAAGGCGCTACCAATCTGCCGCGACAAGTCAGCCATACGCTGTGCCACTTCAGTTGCAGACATCGGCGTTGTGTTGGGATTGCCGAGCATCTCGTTGTAGAGAGCCTTCTTGATGTTAAGGCGCATGTCGGAAAGCACCAACTGAGCCACATCAAAGCTACCAGCGCTACTAACGGCACGTAGCCCGGAGCTACCAGGCGCGACGGGAATGATTGTTCCTGGCACAAGTCGGATCGTTGCCGGGTTTACTACGCCATCATCTTCCGCAGTGTAGATTCCCGAGATTGCCATCTGAGCATTCTCGAGGATCATCTGCACCACCAGGTTGGTGGTCTTTACAGCGGGCATAGCAGACAGCAAAGGGCCGCGACCCCAAACTTCACCAGCAGCTTTGGACCAACGGAATGCCACATAGGGATTGGAACCAATGCCTTTATAGGTTTCCGTGAAAAGCATATGGTTCCGCTGGGGAAGGAACACGGCAAGCATGTTTACTTCCTCACCTGGAGTAGACCAGTCACGGTACACGCACTCAACTAGAGACTCAAAATTGTCCACGCCAGTTGCCAACTCACGTTCGAGCTCGGCAGGCAGGACGGCCTTGGGGTAGGCAATCTTAATGTTTGAGGTACGGATCGAACGCTCACGGAAGATTGTATCGAGCTTGTCATCCGGGCCAACGTCTAACGCCAATTGCGGCAAGGGCACGGCAGTGAACATGACAGGATTGAGGGCATCACCCTCATCGATCCTCATGCACGCAGTGCCAAGAGCAATGTCCAGCAGCGTCTCATTCGCTTCCTGGGCAAAGTTGCTGTTCTGGATTACCTCGAACACATACTCAGTGACGGCCTCGAGTGCCTCATTCACTTCGGAGCGATCATCTTCTGGCACTTCGCTACCGGAGACAAGCTCTGCCCACCGTGCATAGTTAGGGATCAAACCGGCCTGCAGGCGGGATGCAAACTCCTGCACACCCACCACAGCAGTCTCATCAAAAATCTTATCGGTGCGGCTTTGACCGGCAGCCTGGGCATAAAAGCTTTCGCGACTAGGCAGCGCATATTCGTAGCACTCTTCATACTCCGAAATCCACGGCTCTCGCAGTTGCTTGGCCCGAGCATATCGAGCCTGCAACTTGCCAAGCAGTCCAGCACTGGCTGTGACTGGAACAACTGGAGTCGGAATCACCGGCATAGTTTAAGAGCCTAGCATAGAGCGAAGGAAGCCCTGACCACCACGGCGACCAGAAATAAGTGAGCGCATACCAGAACCGCGAATGCGAGAAAGCTCAGATTCGAGTCGGCCTTCCTTAGCCTCAGCAAGGGCACGACGGCGTTCATTAGCCATAGATTCACGCTGAATCTTGGCGTCCTCTTCCATTGCCCTTTCCTCGGCAGTCGGAACTGGAGGCTTGGGGGTTTTCATGCACATACCAGAAGCTCCTTGCCAGCCTATTGGGTAAACTGGTCGCGCTATAGCAATGGACTAAAAAACAGATCGGCGCACTGAAGGTTGCCTACGGAACACATCGAACATTGCTCGAGCCACCACAGGCCTGGTATCCCCTCTGCCGACAGTCAGTGTCCGAGATTCGCCACCGCCACATAGGGCATATTGTAGCGCATCATGGACGTGACTGTATTTGTTTTTGTCGGGCTTGTCCTCGTAACGACCACCGCCAGAAACTTGCAGGCGTCGATACTGGTAGCCACCACGGAAGCCCTTGATAAGATTAACGCATCTTTGGTCGATCATAAATCCAGGCTGGCCATCGACCATGCGATTCAGTGGATTGCTTACCGCTTCAATTCGCAATGATGGATCATTCGTTGGAGCGATGTAAGCCTTGAGTCCGGCCTGCCTTAGAATCTGGAAAGGTGTGCGCTCATCAGTCTGCGCTCGGTAATCACCGGCAGGGTCTCCGTAGATTACAAACTGTGAGCCGGGGAATCGCTGCGCCATCTCCATGCGAAGTATCTCAGCAAAGCGGACAATGCCCATGTCTTGAGCAACCAACTCATGTAGCACATACCATCTGCCACGGACGTTCTGACAAAACGCGGCAGCAGGCGTAAGACCAAAGTCGAGGCCGACAATAATTGGAACTCCCGGTGTAGGCAGGATTGGTTCTTTGGATATGTGCGCGGCTTCATCAAACATCTGATAGATCGCTTTGCCATCAGTTAAGCTTCCCAGCTTATTCAAAACATAGACATCGATCCAGCTTTTGGTTTTGCCGGTGATGATTGAAGGGTAATAGTTGGGCGTAAGGTTCTTGAGGTTCTCTGCCTTCGGATTCAGTTTGTAGTCAGTGACTACGCCTTCCTGATCCACATTGGCAACCATGCCGCCAGGCTGAGTGAAGAAGGCCCAGGTATCCGGCTTGATAAGCATGAGGGATTCCTCCCTACCAATATGGTCAGGAATGGGAGCCTCGCCCGCCATAATTGGCCACCAGTGATCTTCATCGGGCGCGTTCGTATCGGCAATCACGCCATACCATGTTGGCCCGCCGTCCTTCATCGAGGGGAAGCGGCCAACGCGCATGGTGCAGGCGTCAACAATCTGCTTGGGAACCTCACGCGCCTCATTGATCCAGACGCCGGTAAGCTCGAGCGAAAGCAACTTCTTCACATCTTCCGGCCTATCGAGGGCCAAGAAGATAACCTCCATATCAAGATCGCCCTTCTTGATGTGGTGGGTATAAGGCGGCGGATGCCAAAGCATCTTGCCCCAGATGTTCTCTGGGAACCAGTCTAGCCAGGTCTTGATTGTTGTGGTCCGCAGTTGTGGGTTGGTGTTACGCACCACGGCCCATCTTGTGCGGCGGATACCCTGCTCGTTAGGTTCTTGAGCAAGAGCGCGGCGGAACATTTCAATGGCACAGCAGGCAGATTTGCCACTTCCTACCGGGCCGCGCAAACCACGGAAGAAGTGATCGTCTTTCATAAAAGCCTTGAGTGTATCACCACCCGGCTTGTATTTGAGACTCACGCAACAAGCCCTTTGTCCAAGGCTGCCTTGACAATGTTGCCAGCAACCTCGGGCCCCCAGGCGTCGATCAACTTATCGCACTCGTAGTTATCCAGCATGTGTTGCGGATAGTGCGAGAGATGCACCTTACGGACAATCGCTCGAAGGCGAATGCGATCCGCAATAGTAAGTTCCCCCGTGAATGCCATAACTTATGCCCACACGCGGTGCGGGACTGCTGACTGAACGCTCAACGGCTCTAATGCAGCAAGCTGCTCGTCGGTGAAGTCGCCGCGCAGATTGGTGTGCCAGCTTGGGTAATCCACCACGATAGGCTCACCGGCCTTGTCGTAGCCCGTCACGCGGCTAAATGGCCCGATGTGATCCAGCGAAACGCCGGCCACCGGAAGGCCCTCGTCGTTGATGACGCCCGCAGCGGTCAGCGCGGCGGTCATGTCTGCTTCGGTGGGCGCGCAAAGGTAGAGGTCGATCATGCCGAGAGCGCCTGTAGCTGTGCGTTGGTAAGGCGGGTGGCGTAGTAAGTGACGGAGCTAAGGTGGCCGTTAAGATAACCAATGCCTTGACCAAACCCTATTTCTGCTTGTGTTACGGTGGGAATTGTTCCGCTACCAGCAGTGGCAAGAGTGCCGTTGTTTACCCCCCTAATATCGCCGTTTGCGTAGGCCAATGCACTACGATACGGCCCAGACGCAGCAACAACTGTTTGACTGTATTGCGTAACTCCACCGTCAACCACCAAAAACCCTGCGTTGGTATTCACATTGTTACGCCTAATTTGCATCCGTTCGTTTGACGTTGTGTCTGACACCCCAAAAGCTCCCAAGGCTGAAGAAACCGCAGCGGTAGTTGTGTTATAAAACGCAACCATCGTCCCCTCGCTGGCGTTGTACCAGCTTGAGAAGTTCGTCCCCGTCATCACCGCCACGTCAGCCGCGCGTGTGACCGTGGATGCTACGGTGGGGATGTAGCTGGTGGCAAATGCGCCAAGTTCGGTCTGCGCGCCATAGAGAAACAGGCCAGAGGTGCCATCACCCGTGTAGATGCGGTTGGCCCACAGGCCATCGGCGCTGACGCGGACACCGGGAGTGACGTTACCTGTGGTGATCGTGGTTGCTGTAATTGTGACCCGCCACCAGCCGTTGCCAAACGCCGTTGAGGAAGAACTTGCGACAGTGCCGTTTACCGCAGTCACAACGCCAGTTGTCAGGTCTACAGAAACAAAAGGCGCGTTCATCGCGGCACCGGTAAAGCCTACAAAAGCAAAACTACGCTCTGCGGCTTTAAGGAAAACAGATAGACTATAAGTCGCCCCAGACGCAGCCAAAACCACGGCAACCTGCGAAACGTCGTGTACCGCATTGGCTGTGTTTTCAGTCAGCTTATCCGCGTCTACCGTTCCGTCAGGCGAGGTTGTGGCATTGGCGGTTACAGTGGTGTTGCCTTTAATCCACAATACGTTATCAAACTGCTCCGAATACAACAGCAAGTTGACCCGCTGCTCCTCGATCAGCAGGCCGCGCGGTGCCAGCGTGACGGGATCGTAGTCGAAGCGCGGGCCGTAGTAGGCCGAGGCGACCGTCTGCACATACGTCGAGGGCAGCGTCTGATAGGTGACTTGCTCAAGCTGCGCGCCCCAGATGAACAGGCCAGAGGTGCCGTCAGCCGTCGCTATGGTGATCGAATTGCTTTGAGCAAGAAAGATTTGGCCTGCCGCCGCGCCGGTTGCGTTGGCAGTCATCACAAGGACGCAGCGCCACCAGCCGTTGCCAAACGAGGTCATAGAAGCCGAAACAACAGACCCTGCGGAAGAAATAGTTCCGTTATTTAGGTCGTAATAAACGTTTCCGGCTGGAAATTGAGCCGAAAATCGCAAATTGATTTGGCTAAACTGATCGGCTTTAGCAAACACGGTGAGCGCGTAAGTTGTCCCGCTGGTTACTGAAGCAGACTGACCAACTGCATGGTTGGTTGCCGCCGTAGTGTCTATGACAAATCTATCCGCGTTCGCTGTACCATCGGGCGAGGTTGTAGCGTTAGCCGTGATGCTGGAGCGCGTTTTCGTCCAAGCCGCGTTATCAAACTCCTCAGACCGCAGCACCAGATTGTTCGGCGCGTAGGTCACCAGCCCGGTGCTATCGACTAGCGTAGCGTTCGTCGTGCGGCTGAACGTGATGCGGCTGTCCAGCGGTGCGCCGGTCATAAAATCCAGATGGAGCGATCCGGGCCCAGTGGTATTGTTAGTATACCTCTGCGGCAGAAAAACGCCGGCTCCAAAACTCATTAGAACAGCGCCACAATGTTAAGCGCGGTCGTCGCAGCCTTCACACGGATAGCTTTGATCCAAAGGGTAGTGCCACTCGGCACGTTAGCAAACGTGACGTTGGTATTGGCAATCGTGTCAATTACCACGCTGCCAGTAGTGCCCACATAAAGAGCAACGCAGTTTATCAGCGTCGAGTCTGACGGCGTGACTGCAACCGCGCCCTGCGGCACCCAAGCTTCGTTATAGCTAATCGACATAATAATCTCCTTGTCGCACCGCTACACCTCGCACAAAGCCAGCCTCAATGGACTAGTCCTTCTTGCGTTCCTTGGCCGCCTTGTATCGGGCTAGCAGCGATCTGCCCTTAGCCACTGCACTTGCCTTATCGCCGCCATGTCCCCAGGCTACCAGCGATAGCTTCAATCGAGTTGGCCTACCCTTATCGTCCTTGAGAGGACCGGCAGCAGAACCCATACGCACAAGGAAACTTCCCTTGCGCCGCATCTTCTCAGGCGTATCGGCAGCACCCTTAACCGGAGCCTTCAGGTTTGCGCCCGTCGTTCGCTTGAAGAAAGCACGACCGGCAGCCGTCAAGCCACCGGCAGGGTTCTTATACTCCTTCTTCACCGGAACTTCCTTACCTTCTTGGCTACCGAAGCAGGCTGCTTCACAAACTGCTTGCCGGCCTTCGATCCCTCGCGCTTGGCCTTCGTGGTCGCCGCATACTCACTAGCAGACAATGCCTTGATCGCCTTGGCAGGAAGGTAACGCTCGCCAGTAGCGTCCTTACCTTGCGTCGAAGGCTTGCCAGACTTGGTGCGCCAATCTTCCTTGGTCCACTTGGCCAGTGACTTCTGCGGCTTCTTCATCAGTTTCGATAGCCTCCGCCCTTGGCCTTGTAGTCCTTGGCCAGCATCTGTGCCTTACGGGCACTCCACTGACCCGGCTTCCCTCCCTTGCCTCCAGCCTTGATTGCTTCGAACAAAGACTTTCGCATACCAGGCTTGGTGTAGTTACCAGCCTCGTTCACACGAGAGGGAGCCTTGGCCACCTTACTTCTTGCCCTTAGCCATCGGCTTGCCAGCAGCCTTCGTCATCTTCATCGGCTTGCCAGTCTTAACAGCAGCCTTCTTAGCAGCGGCCATGCCAGCAGCACCATAACCAAACATCTTACCACCAACCTTAGGCATCTTACTTTCCCTTCTTCATCTTGCTCAGTGTCTGAGCCAGCCGAGCCCGTTGGCCCATCTTACCAGGAGCCTTCGCGGCAGCGGCAAGCTTCTTAACTGGAATCTTCTCGCCAGCCTTAGCGCCCAATGCCTTCCTCAAAGCACCCGGCTTCTTGATGGCATCCTTGATCCAGTTCTTGTCCTTCATCGCTCAGTCCTCAAAAGATTCAGAGGGGGAAAAAATTTCAGAGTGGGGGCTCGAGGGTTTTCGGGGAAAAATACAAGTTGGGGACCACTTGCCATACTCACAGCCCCGTTTTTGGACCCCCCCCCCCTCAACTAAGGTCAATCTGCACCGAGATCTCGCCAGATACACGATGGTCTACACGGTCAGGAGCCCGTAGACCCGCACGATTCAGCAAATCTACAGCCGCTTCAAGGCGAACTTTGTCACTGCGTGAGCTTTCTGCCAGACGCTCAACTACATCCAGTGCTCTTGGAGCGACCACTGCTACACGACCCATAGTGCGCCTGTATATCTCAGACAACACCTTGTCTTGTTTGAGCAATCTACTGCCCAGGGTGCGTGCAGAGTCCTGCGAGTAACCTGCCTCGATTGCGGCTGCTTCTATGCGCCCACCATTGGTCACATACGCATCTACAAACCGGTCTTGCAGGTCTGTCAGCGGACCGTTGGGTGTTTCAGCAACGTAAGGCACATTACCCATGGGAGTTCTCTTGTGGTTGTTACTGCTGCGCGCGCGATCCTTATGTGACCCCTTCCAAAACACCTGTCAATGCACGAAACTGATAGGCATCCTAACGCACTGACAATCAACACAGATATAGAACAGACAGGCTGGTCGAGACCACTTCGGACTGCTTCCACATCATCTGGCAGTCCCAGTGCCCACAGGAACCGCACCGGCCGCACCTTCCTTGCACGGGTTCGGAACCCGCCTCAAGGGTGCTTCGCATCCCTCCGGGATGTCGCTGCGCTCCACCCTTGATGCAGAACCGCGAACGCCCTGCTGCGTTGTTGCTACGCCGGGGGCGGTCCCCGGTGGTCACACGGAGAACTACCATGACTTCAGTTACTGCTATGTCCAAAGCGATCCAGACCATCGCGGAATTCATGACTGAGATTGAAGAGTATCAGACGAAGGAAGGACAGATCGTCCGTCGCAACAAGCTCGGTTATGCACAGAAGCGCATCCTCAACGGCATCTGCTACGCCGCCGCGATGACGCTCCAGTCCAGCAAGACCAGCCACGATGAGGCCGTCGCCAAGGTTCGCCTGGCTGCCAAGTCGCACCGGGGTGATGAGCTTTCCGAGGTTCAGCTGGCTCGTGCCATCGATTGGGCTCAGCGGATCGAGACTCAGATCGTCCACCTGGAACAGGTGCTCGAAGCTGCAACGTATCGCTACGAACAGCACACGGACGAACGCTTCGTCACTCCGACCATCAAGCCGCAGGCGGAACGCAAGTTCCAGAGCGCGGCACTCGATGCTGCCAAGCGGTATGGCATCGACGGTGAGATGACGCGCGGTGGCGGTGTCGAGGTGGCTTCGGAGGAAGCCGCCTAACACCCACAGGGGAGGGCTTCGGCTCTCCCCTTTTCTTCACACACGGAGACAGATCATGAGCACTGCCTACCACATCTTGGTCGAAGGAACTCTAGTTATTGCGTTTGCGTATGCTTGGATCAGCATCTTCGCAGGGAGGAACTAATGGGGAGAATGAAGGCACTCGAGCTCGAGTCATTCGAGCGCCAGTCCGAAGAGGACGCTTGGCTTGCCGATGTCTACGAGAACATTGAGCGTGAGGAGATTGAGAAACTCCTGGCCATCCAAGATCAAGTGAAGGAGGCGCTACAAATTGCAGATGCTTTGATGTTGCACGTCAACATTCAGCAGATGCTGCCGTCCGCCATCTACAACTTGTCGAACCGATTGCGGGATCAACTTGAGCGTAGCCTCGATGTTGTTAACCGCTGCCTGTAACTGGAGGGAACAATGAGCCAGAAGTTTGAACATGAAGCAACCATGTCTGACATGATTGCCAACATGATTGCTGTTCTTGGAGAGGTTGCTGACTACCTCGATCTCTACGCTGATGTGGTTGATGGTGACGACGGTGTACCTCAAGCAAATGAAGCCATGCGTTTGCTGCATCGAGTCGATGCAATCTACATGCCAGCCGCAAAAGCGTATCTCAAATTGCAAGAGCGACCAGCCAATGAGCCAGAAGTTTAAGCTCGAAGTGGAGTGCGGCAATGCCGCCTTCACAGATTACGCACATGAGTTGCCACGCATCATGCGTCAGGCAGCAGAACGTATCGAAGCAGGTGTCGAGCAAGGCAAATGCTACGATTGGAACGGCAACGTAGTTGGCCAGTTCCGCATTTACACAGGGAAGGAGAGAAACAAATGAAGGCTATCTTGGTTGATCCGTTTGCCAAAGAGGTGACGGAGATTGAATACGACGGCAACTGGCGGCAGATCAGCAAGCTGATTGGCTGCGATCTGTTCGCACCTGCGGGTCTCAGCAGTGGCGATACCATCTATGTCGATGACGAAGGGCTGTTCAAGCAAGAGACTGCCTTCTTCATGCATCGTCATTATCCGCAGCCGCTTGCTGGCAAGGGCCTGATCCTTGGCACTGACGGTGACGGAGAAAGCGTAACGCCCGAGCTAACCTTGCTCGAACACAAGGCGCAGATTGCCTTCGTCACTCCGTTGAAGATCAACGGCAGACTTATGTGGTTGCCTGCAGATTAATCCCCTACTCAACTCACACATTTGGAGGAGAACACAATGACTTACGAGAAGCGCAATGTCATCCTGGTCAAGTGCGGATGGGACAGTTATGCCCTGCCCTTGAATGACATGAACCTCAGTTTGGTTCGTTGCATGATCGAGGACGCTCAGGCCATCGACTACGACTACATCAAGAACGATGGCTATGTGTATTATCCCAAGTCGAAAAACGAAATTTCGTTTGAGATCAAGTCTGTCCAATGGGCAGCCAGCAAGCCAGAAGTTGCACCAGAGGACGAGTGATTGTTCCTGGATGACTAGCTTGTCATGCCTGCGTCTTTGCAGTATACCCACTGCGGAGGCGCAGCATGAAACTCATATCATATCTCGACCAGTTGGAAGTGCTTGCCGATAGCCAACACATCAGGCTCAAGCAAGCCTTCCTTCAGGCCGGCGTTCCAGACAGCACGTATTATCGCGTGATGAATGGGCAAGACTTGCGCTTCGATACTGCACTGAAAGTTGCCAACGCAATCAGGAGCGCAAACGATGCAACTACCACCGATCAGGGTTGTTCACACACGACAGGTCAGTTCGGAAGAGCAGAAGTTCTACGCTGATCTTATTGGTGAGCTCGTATCCAAACGGAAGCAACTTGGCATGAGCCAAGCTGAATTGAATGACCGTCTTGGTATGAGCGAGGCAATGGTTGCCAAGTGGGAAAGCATGGCCCGACTTCCAGGTGCGTTCTTCCTGATGTGCTGGGCCAAAGCATTAGGGATTAAGTTCGTTGCGAAGGAAGAAGCATGAGCCGAAGCCAAAAGTTGAACGCGTCCGAGGACCTATCTTCAAGCAGTGCAACTGCTGCGGAGACACCCGTAATGCCTGCCTCAGTCAAGACAGCGGCGAAACGTGGTGGTGTTCGCCGTGTTGGAAAGGCTGGTCCTCGCAAGAATAAATATAATGCAGCCGGTGAGCGTATCGATGGGATGTGGTTTGCCAGCGCCGCCGAAGGTAAGCGATACCTTCAGCTTAAGTCGATGGTGGAACGTAACATGATCGACAACCTGCGCTGCCAGGTGAAGCTGCCATGCGTGGTCAATAACAGATTGATCTGCACATACATTGCAGACTTTGCCTACGTTGTGATCGATGATCGAGGCACAGCCATTCGCTGCATCTGGGAAGATGTGAAGGGCATGATCACAGACGTTTATAAGATCAAGAAGAAGCTCGTGCAGGCCGTGCACAACATCGAGATTCTGGAAATACCTGGTGGTTCGATAGCCAATTGGGCTGACAAGACCGGATAAAAACTGGGGAGCCCGCTACCACACAGGCTCCCCAAGGTCACACCCAGGAAGGAGTCCAGCAATGGAGGGAGAATGTCCATAGAGATGCTGAACTGGGCTTTCCAGTTACCATTAGATAGCCCTGCTGACAAGGCTGTCCTTATAGCACTCGCAAATCATGCCGATCCAACAGGTGACTGCTGGCCATCGGTTGCTCGTGTCTGCCTGTATACCTCGCTGTCCGAGAGGGCTGTTCGCATAGCACTGCGTCGGCTCGAGGAGCGGGACCTTGTTACCACCACTCACAAGATCGGACGTAGTTCCTCTTATAAATTAGAGGGGGGCACCACGTGCCGGGGGGAGGGGCAGGAGATGCCGGGGAGGGGGGCAGCAGATGCCCCCAAACCATCATATAACCATCAAGAACCAAAACCTAAGAAGGCTGCGCCGCATCGGCTCTCGCCTGACTGGGTTCCTACCGACGACGATTTGGAATGGGCGCGACAGGCGTTCCCAAATGTGGAGGCGATCAATGAAACAGATAGGTTCCGTGATTACTGGATCGGAAACGGGAAAACGATGGTCGACTGGCGAGCAACCTGGCGCAACTGGATCAGGCGGTCGTCAACTTACCAACGTCAGCGACCCAGCAACAACGCTGCCAGCCGAACTCAAGACAATCGAGCTCGACTCCTTGCGGCATTGGATGGAGATGCCGGCTAGCACCCTGTCATGGGAGATTCTGCACTACGGCGAGAAGAATCTGGAGACGGCAGCCAATGCGTTCGCGCTTGCTTGCTCACAAGTGGAGCAAGCGCTCCCGCCTGTTAGCCGTGAAGAGATAGTCGATGTGCTAGGTTCAATGGCCGAGATGCTCCAGGTCAGTGTGCCCAGCACGTTAGGCATCAAGCTCTACTTCGGTGCGCTGAAAGACATGCCAAGCTACAAGTTCAAGGCCGCTGCGTTCAAGCTTATCAAGACGCACAAGTGGCCCAAGCTGCCCTTGCCTGCCGACTTTATCGAGGCAGCCAAGGACGAGCGCAAAGACCTCGATCAGTTTATCACCCGACTGAATCGTGCTGACCACAGGGTGAAGCTTGCCCTGCAGAAATTGCACAGCCGCAGTTAAATGCTATTGCAATCTGCATGGCCGCAGTATACAACAACCACACTACCACGGAGGGAAACATGGGACTGGATATGTATCTTACCGCCAAGCGGTATATCTGGCGGCATCGGGAAGAGGAAGTGCTCGAGGCGGTGAGGAATCTGAACCTCGCCAAGCCGCACTATCATCCGAAACAGATCGAATACGAAGCTGCCTACTGGCGCAAGGCTAATCATATCCACAACTGGTTTGTGCTCAACGTGCAGTCTGGCGCTGATGACTGCAACCAATACAGTGTGGGCACCCACGACCTCGAGAAGCTACTTGCTGTGTGCAAGAAAGTTATGCTCGAGCCAGACTTGGCATCTGAGTTGCTGCCTACTGCAGAAGGCTTCTTCTTTGGCGGCACAGCATACGATGAATTCTACTTCGAAGATGTGCAATACACCATCGATACGTTGGAGTTGATTGTGTCTGACGAGGACGCAAAGCTTCTCGATTTTTACTATCAATCCAGCTGGTAAGGGGAGACGAATGGAACCTATCAATATCATGAGCACCATCAATCGCGGCCGAGGTATCGGTGGTAGCGATGCAATGCGTATCGCACGAGGCGAATGGCGCGCGCTCTACAACGAGAAGCTTGGGCTCACGGAGCAAGAGGACCTGAGCAACGTGTTCAAGGTGCAGCTTGGCATCACGACCGAGCCGCTGCATGCGCGCTGGTTCTCCAAGATTACAGGGCTGGCAATTGAAACGACTGCGCCTTTCATGGTGCATCGCTCGATCCCGTATATGTATGCCAACCTTGATGGCTGGGTTGCCCAGCACGGCACGTTCGTTGAGCTCAAGCATACCAATGCCAGGGCAACGCTGCGCGAGAAGGCACGTTACTACATGCCTCAGTTGCAGCACTACATCGAAGTGGCCGACGTTCCGTACTGCTACTTCTCGATCATCAAAGGCAACGACGACCCCGAGTTCTGCTTGGTAGATCGCAACCAGACCTACATCGATGAGCTCATCAAGATGGAGGAAGCCTTCTGGTGGCACGTCCAGAACAAGGTGCCGCCAGACATCGAGCCTAAAGGGCAAGCCGCCGCGCTCGAGAAAGAGGCGCTCGAGGTACTGATCGATGGTCTACGCACAGTAGACATGACGACCAGCAACCAGTGGGTTGTGTTCGCACAAGAGTGGCAAGAGACACGCGATGCTGCTGCACGTCACGAGGCTCTGGGCAAGGAGATCAAGAGTCTTGTGCCCGAGGATGCAGCCGAAGCCTTTGGCTCTGGCGTTATCGTTCGTCGTGATCGCCGCAATCGTTTGTCGCTTCGAGCAATGAAGGAAGAACCATGAGCAACAGAGAAGGAGTAGGTCGACACCTTACCGGGTCTGTCGACGTTGAGTTCAACTGCCGCATGGAATGCAATGACTATGGTGTTCCAGGATCGCCTACTTGGTGGGAGCCAGTTAGCGATTCAATCACCATCCAATGGCTTGAAATCCTTGGTGTTGAGGTCAGCGTAGACTCGCTGCCCAAGGAGCTTGTCAATGCAATCTACGAACTAAGCAATGAAATAGATTGGGAGATGGACGAATGATAATCCAAGAAGCGAATAGGGTGCGCATTAAGCTGCATCGTCGGCATGACCCCGAGACCAGCAAGCAGGCAGCCGAGAGCGTTGTCGATAAGCGCGGCAGGCTGCAGGCCATCGTGCTTTTCTACGCCGCTAACCAGGCTGAGGAAGGCTTTACAGACGAGATGCTGTCCAACTGGTTCGAGTGCCGGGGCAGCACCTACCGCACACGCAGAGCAGAGTTGACGGCACAGGGGTTGATTGTCCCCACCCGTCGCCGTGCGCGCCTTTCCAGTGGGCGTCACGCCGTCGTGTGGTGCCATCGTGACTATTACAGGGAGGAAGTATGAATTTGAAGAACCTGCACCAGCGCCTTGCCGAAGTGATGGGCAAGGTCACCTACATTCAGAAGGAGAAGAAGGTAGGGATGCGTTACACCATCGTCAGCCATGACGCGGTGACCGCTAAAGTTCGCCCGCCTTTGCTCGAAGCTGGCATCCTGTATTATCCTATCCGTTGCGAAACGCAGCAGATGGGCAATCGCACCGAGGCACGGATGACAATCCGCTTCGTCAACATTGACGATCCTGCAGATCACATCGACGTTGAGACGTTTGGCTATGGCCTCGATGACCAGGACAAGGGCCCGGGCAAGGCCATGTCCTATGGTGTTAAGTATGCTTTGCTTAAGACGCTGGGCCTTGAAACAGGTGACGATCCCGATCTTGACCAGGACACAAGCTATCGTGATCCGTCGCTTGAGGATCTCGCTTTGTTCTCGAGCGGCATTTCCAC